GATACGCAAGGTGCTACAATTGGTTTCTACCCTGATGATCCACTCGCCTGGACTTTTGTTGGATCTAATGCTGGTGCTTTGGTTGCTGATAGTGCTGGTTCTGGTGTATGTAATACCAGTAATCATATTACCACTCCTAACCTTACAATCTTCAATCGTTATAGACAAACCGAAGGTAATGAAGGTCTATTGAAACGCCAACGCTACATCAACTATGACCCTGATGCTACTGCTGGAACTTCTATTGGTGGAACAACCAACGCCGCCAACTCTCGTTTCAGTAATCTTCTTTCCAGTTCTACCACCAGTCAAATCTGGAAATCTTACATTTCCCAAAAAACTAATGGTGCTAATGCTGGTAATCAAGGTGTTTTTGCTATTTCTATTCAAGCAACAATTTACCTTAAACATCTTCATTCTTTCTTCGCTATGTGTCCCCTTCTTAAAGGTGCTTATATGAAGATGACCCTAAATCTTAACAACTCTTCTACCAGTTTTACTACTACTGATGTTGTCGGTCCTCCTGTTGAAAAGACCATCACTCTAACTGGATCTTCTAATGCTGTTGGTGGTGTTGTTCCTATTATGATTGCTTCTGGTAAGACCCTTAATGGTTCTTCCCTTGCTCTCGGTGCTTCATCTTATACAGCAAATCTTTCCGTTGGTGCTGTGTGCCTTGACCCTGCTATTAGTGGAGTTGTAAATAATGGTGGTGTTGGTAAATCTATTTACCTATATGTTCCCAGTTATACCTTTAACCCTGTCTTTGAGCAATCATACCTCTCCTCACCAATTAAGTCCATAAAATATACTGATATTTACCAATACCAAGTGCTTAAAGTGGGTGGTGGATCAGGACAAGTTAATAACCTTATTACAAATGGTATTGCTAATATTAAGTCCATTCTTGTTCTTCCATTCTTCTCTTCTGGTGTTGTAAATGCTGGTCTTCCTACTGGTATGCCTGTATATCAATCTCCTTTTGACCCTGCTGGTTGTGGTGCGGTTAGTCCTATGACTGGTCTTACTAACTTTAATGTTGTTGTATCAGGACAGAATGCTATTTACAATACTCAACGCTATTCCTTTGAGGAATACAATAACCAGTTCTACGGCGTTAATGCTGTAAATGGTGGTATGACTGATGGTCTTACATCTGGACTTATTGACCGCCTCGGTTTTGATATGGAATACTCTTTCTACTATGTGGATCTTTCAAGAATGCTTCCTGTTGAGGAAAGTGTCCCAAAATCTATCCAACTCGTAGGACAGAACACCTCACAAAAGGAACTTGACCTTTTCGTCTTTATTGAATATGGTGTTGGTGTAGATATTGATGCCCTTACTGGTGTAAGAACTTAATTATATAAACAGAATATATGAATAGAATTGAAAATGATTTACTCATTCCAAAAATAAGAAAAAGAAATAAAAAAAAAGTATCTTTTAAAAAATGGTTTTGTTGTTTTGACTATATAACCTATTTTAGTTAATAGTTAGATAATGTATTATGGATACATTATTTAATCATTTAGGAATTATTATTATCTCACAATAATATATAATAATGAGCGGAATGGAGTATAAAACCATAAAGTTTGGTGCTTCACCAAAACAACTATCAAAGTTGAGGAACGGACACAGAGTTAGAATTAAACCCAGAATGTCTGGAAAGGGTTATTGTATGATTGTTGATCCAACACATTACTCATCAATCAGTCGTTCTTTTGGACGAGGCAAAGGTGTTGAACTATCCTTATCACCAGAAGAGATATTACAAAATCAACAAGCAATCGGTTCTATGGAAGGAGAGGGTATTTTTGATGACCTCAAAAAAGGTGTAAAAGCAGTAGGTAAAGTTGTTCTACCATTAGCAAAAGAAGCAGGAAGAGCAGGTCTTAAATTAGCAAGTGAGGGAGCAGATAAATTAATTGATGCTGGTGTTGAGTATGCCCCAGAACTTTTATCTGGTGCTTTAAGTGCTGGTGCTATGGCGTTGGGACAACCAGAATTAGTGCCTGGTGCTATTGCCGTAGGAAATGTTGCTGGAAAACAATTAGGAAAATTAGCAGGACGAGAGGCAAAGAAACAAAAGAATAAATTGGTTAAGAAAGGTGATGACGCATTAGCACCTAAAAAGAAATCTAATAACAGAGGTTCTACTACTACCAACCAACGAGCAACTATGAGTAATAGTTTAGAAGGACAAGAACTATATGATAGAAGTTTAGGGCAAATGAACGAACTTATGGGAACTAATTATGGATATATGGGACGAGCAGGTTTAGCAGGATTAGATTATATGACTTTACAAGCATTAGCGGATCAAGCAAGACAGACCCAGATGAATAGACCTACTACATTTGACCAACCAGATAGATCCAGTTTTAATTCTAATATGTTAGGCAACAGAGGAAGTATGAGATGGATTGGTGGAAGTGGTGAGGGATTATATGCTGGTAAGCAAGGAAGAGGAATATATGCTGGTAAAGGATTTAGGGCATCTGGGGGACAGATAGGAGGAAAAGGAACACCTCAATTACCTCCTGCTTTACAATCTCAACCTTATAGTGCTAATTTCCAATTTGGAGCAACCCTACCTCCTCAATATCAACATATTCATAAACAAGGACAAAAATAATTTAGAATTAATTGTAAAATTAATTTTCTCTGTATATAATATATAAAATGAGTTTAACCGATGTTGCTTTAAAAGAACTCTGTAAAAGAATGGATATACCATTAGCGGAAGTGTGCTTTAAGGACGATTTACCTAAAAAATTAGAGTTTAATAAAGGGTATATCATCAATTTAGAAGATGAATATGATGAAGATGGAAAACGAAATGGTGGATCACACTGGGTATGCCTACAACTGAATAAGTATCCTAATGGTAAAACAGAAGGTATTTATTTTGACCCCTATGGTGTAGGAAAACCTACTGATGTTAAGAAAGCAGTTGAAAGAACCATAGGTAAGAATATACCAGAAACCACAAAGGACATTCAGTCATTAATGAATAATGCTTGTGGGTGGTATGTATGTGCCTTTTTACATTTCATAAATAGTAGTAAATACAGAAGCAAAGATTTATTTACAGATGTATCTACATTTCTGGATATGTTTGATGACCTTAATGAGAGTGTAGATTTTAAGAAGAATGAATATGTATTAAAGCATTTCTTCCGTAGTAGTGATCCAGAAAAGAGAGGAGCAGTAGATATAGATTTAGAACCAATTGTAGAAAAAGATGAGGGAGATAGATTAGACCTTACCAAAATACCAGTAGGTATGAAAATGGTAGAAAAGTAGCAAACTGGTTCATCATTTTCAATATTTTTATAAAAACATTTTTCATTTTTTATTAATCATAATCAATTAATAAAAAATTATTTAGAAAATCTTTGAAACTACCGCACACCTTTACTACTTTGCTACTTTATTCTTTCTTTACATAGGTCTTCAACATTTCTTTTGATGATCCCATATCCTCCATAGTATCTGCTATTGCCTTTTCTTTCTTAATAGTATCAGCAAACTTATCAGTAAGGTATGTATGCCTTAATTGATTTACACCTACCTTTTTACCATTAAAGATTTTATTTAATCTCTGGTTCAGTTTTACAGCACTTAACTTATTCATATTAGCATCAAAGAAAAGATTTTCAGTTGGATTAATCTTAATCCACTTTGCTATAATATTCTTTAACTGAACTGGAATATCTACTACCTGTTTGCCGTATGTTTTTGCGGTCTTATATGAATTAAAAATAAACTTATTCTTTTCCATATAATTATCCTTATTGGTGTCTATGTTTCTTATTTTAAAATCAACAAAATCCTTACTTCTACGAGGACTAATATAAGCACCTCCTAAAACACATAGAATAATATAATTTTGGATCTCCTGTAAATCGCTAATTGTCTTACTACTCTTTTTCATTATTGCTTCGGCATTCTTACGGAGTTCTGCTACGACTTTATTGACGGCATCTTTTTCAACCCAACTTTCTTCCTGTTTCTCGCTCTTTTCTTGCTTGTTAATGTCGGCATTATAATCCCTAACATCTTTCAACATTAAATCTCTGTATTGCTTATTGTCCGTAATAATTACCAAAGCACTTAATATGGTCTTTCTTCGGTTCGGTGGTATTCCTTCTAAATATTTCAGGACAGGAGCAGGGGTTTTAAATCTGTCTAAATTATAATCTTCTTCTTCAAAAACTTTTCTATATAGGTTCTTTAAGATTGATCCATAAGTAGTGAGAGATGATTTTGAAAGTGAGGGACGCTTTTTAGAAATGTATTCCTTAATGTTTTCCATTCTATATATAATATTAAGAGAGAAAATATATTTAGGAGTTTTAATTAAATTATTAAGATTAATTTTGAATAATTTTTTATATAGTTATATTATATAAATGGAGTTTAGGAGTTTTAAGAATGACCTTAAATATGGATTAGACAAAGAGTTAGAAGTTATAGATATGCTAAAACTTAACTGGGAAGATGAAGTTGATATTAAGAACACAAAGGACATATATGGTGATGACTATTACATATATGATTTTGAAGCAAATAGCGGAACGAGTTGGGAACTAAAAAGTAGGAGATGTAATAAGCACACATATCCAACAACAATAGTTCCAGTATCCAAAGTAAGAGATACAGATAAGAAACAGGTATTCGTATTTAATTTTAAAGATGCTTGTTGCTCTCTTGATTATGATAAGGAGTTATGGGATACTTTTGAGATTAAAGATGTAATGACTTATAGATGGGGTATTAAAGATAAACCAAAACCACACTATCATATACCAGTTGCTATTTTAATTGACTTGGTAAAGGTAATGAAGTTTCCTTCTGTTGAAACATTCATAACACATAAAGAACTTCCTTCCATTCCATTATACGAATGTTAAGGATTTATACTATATTATATGATAATTCATATTAATTATCATATTATACTATGAAATACTATATAAAGTATTAATAAAATTAATTTTATTAAGTATTTATACACTTTTATACAATAGTTTATCTTAATAATTATATTATATACATAATTATAAAGTATTTACTTAATTATTAGATTATGGTATAGGGTTCTTAACTTTATCAACTAATTTCATTCCATAATTATTTATCTTTTTTGGGATCTTAATTCCTGGTTTGAGTTCTAATGGTATTTTTTTAAATCCAGTATAATCTACTCGGTGATGTGTTCTACCATATCTCTCACTAACCTTTGCTACTTCTGGGTGCTGGTCTGCTAATGACTTTGCTTTTTTATATAAACCATCTTTTTCCTTATAGATTTTTTCATTACCTCCTTTATTTGTTAATGTAGTTTCTTTGTTCGCCATTACACAATTAAATAATATTGTTGGAAAACCTGCTTTTAATAATCGTAATGATAAATCTGTATCTTCATTATATTTACCTCTCCAACCCTCACCTATAACATCTGGTATATCGTTGCTTAATAATATAGAAGAATAAACCCTTGTATTTTTGGTTATTGGATCTAATGCTGGGTTCATACCAAACATAGTATAATTATGTCCGCTCATTTTTACACCAACATACCTATCAGTATAATCTTCAACCATTCTAAAAACACAACCTCCTACAACTACACTTCTTTCATTATTCAATAATCTTTTATAATCACCAATATTATCATCTAATATCCAGTGCCGTCCTTTCTTGCTCTTACTTCTGGCGTGATCCATTATGAATTGTCTTGCTGGAATACCTCCTTGGTCTTTACCTAAATATTTCTTTGGTAAAACTAATATTTTACTCTTATCAATATGCTCGGCATAATTATCGTATTCTTGCGGTTCAACAACAATCTTATATGGAACTTTACACCATTCTAAATATCTACTTGTTAATCGTCTTTCCCATCTTCCTTTGGATAATATATAGATAGGGTATTTCGGCATATGTCCCTCACTTTTCCACATCTTATTTTTATAGGGATTAAGTATCTTATTTGGTCTTTCTGGAAACCAACCAAAAGTTTTCTTTGAAAGGTTCTCACCTAATATATCACCAATAGCATTTAAAAATGGTTCTGCTTGATTTCCTTTCTGTATCTGTATGACTATATGTTTGGTATTTAATAGTGCTGGATTTTGTTTATATTCAGGCATATCATACCAATCACAACAATCAATAAAGAACTCTTCGTTTTTATATCTTGATGATCCAATTTTTAATTTACTTAAATCAACATTTATTTTAAATCTCTTCAATACTGGTTTAAACTTGGTAAGAAATTGTTTCATTTTTACCTCTGTTGGAGTATGTATAGTTATATTTCTATAATCCTTATTTCCTTCTATGAAGTTAATTTTAAGATAATAATTTACTATTTCCCCTACACCTTTGCCCTCTATTCTATTGACGGACGATGAGGGCATACTCGCCCCATTTAGTTTTTTCGTTCCTTTGATGCTCTGGTTAGTGCTTCTTTGTAAGAGCAACCATCTCTCTTTTGGACTGCTTTAACTTGGTCTATCCAAGCACTACGCTTTTTAACACCAACTCCACTCATCTTAACAAGTTCTTCACCTCCCTTTGCTCCACCATAAGAACCTGCTAATGATCCAGCAGGACCACCTGCTAATGAACCTGCTAATCCACCCAAAGCACCAGTAAGGACTGGGACACCTTCTCTAAATGCTTTACGACCTAACTTTTCAGCAATTCCTCCTTTACTAAATGCTTTATCTACTGGTTTAAATACTTCTCTGTTGATAGTGCGTCCTGCTTTCTTGAACCATCTTCCTGCTTTCTTGAAGATATTACCCCCATCAATTTCATCTAAAATAGGGTGTCTAATAGCACCACCTTCCATTCCAGAACCACACATAGCACAACCAGAACCAGCATACATACCATCTCCACCAGCATACATACCTTCACCAGCATATAATCCATCTCCACCAACACCACTTAAATAGATGCCTTCGCCATCAGTTTCCTTCTCTAACGCTTTCATCTGCTTCTTGGTAAGTTTCTTCACCATATTTATACTATTACCAGAGATTTTATTTTTCTTTGGAAGCAATACATTTAAATAAAATCTTGCCCTTTTAATAGTAGTTTTATTATACTTCTTTGGATCTTTCAATAACATTTTCGCAAAATCTTCTAAATCTTTTATTGAAGTTTTCTTATGTTTATTTCTAAATCTATTGAATTGTTCTGTAAATGATCCCCATTTAATATCATCAAAATCAATATCGTCTTCATTAACACCTGTTCCTTCCATCTCTTCATCATCACTATCAAAACCATTTCCGCCAATATCCATATTATCAAAACCCTCATCTAAATCACTAAACTCGCCATCAGTAGCACCATCATCATTAAAGTAATTCATAATAGCATCAAAACGACCCATCATTACTGGTAGTGGTGCGTTTGGTATGCCTTCTAAATAATTCTGTAATGAGTTTCTTAAAGACATTTGACTTACTCCATCACTATTAGCATTAATGATAGTCATTAAATCACTAAAAGTTCCTCCTTGTCTTATAGCATTTTCAATAACGCTTATTTGTTGTGCGGATACTCTTGGTGATTGAGGGGGTGTTGAAAATCCATCATTAATCATACCTCCTTTCATATAAATAAATCTATCTTGTAATTCCCTCATTTTCTTACCCTTTAATGTAGCATTCATTTTCTTATTCTTAATAGCATTCATTTCATCTTCATATAGTTTATTAATATCTCCACCTTCCATAAATACATTTGCTCTTGCTCCTACATCAGTTAGAGTATTACTCAACTTTCTTAAATAAGGTAAATCTCTAAATAATTCCTTTGTATTTTGTTTAACAAACTTTCTATCAGTAGCATCACCAATATTATTACTATTTAATATACCCATTATGAAGTCCTGGCAGTTGTTGTCCTTTGCTGAATAACCGAAAAACTTTTTATCACCCATACTGGATTTGGTCTTATTTATAATTGTATTTAAATCTAAACCAGCAGGAAAATTAACAACTCTTTCTACTTCGGTTTTGGGTCTTTTCTTTGGGTTCAATTCCATATTAATTCTTTCATTTTTCTCTACTAACATTCGCTTACCATCTTCTAATGTAAATATAATAAATAAATGGAACAACTGGTCAAAGTCATTTTCTTTTTGTCTTTGACCGAACTTACCACCAGAAAATAATGATAAAGCACCAGTAAGAAGACCAGAAACAGGACTTCTACCTATTTCAATACCTTTAATAGTGGTTGATCCATATGAGTTTAATAGTTGCTTTAATCTTGGTGCTAATTGAGTAATATTACCAGTAAGAACTGCTTTTACTTTATGTTTCTGGTCTTTATATGTTTCCTTTAATCCTTTCTTTAATCCAAACTCTCTAATATTACCAACTACATCACTAATAATTCCTTCTCCTTCGGCATCTGCTTTTGCTTTTGCTTCTTTTCTCTCTTGTCTTTTGCGTTTATTAGATGCTAATGTTTGCTCTCTTTTCTTTTGTTTCTTTTCCTCTTCGCTCTCGTATTTTGTAGGTCTTCCTCTTTTCTTTGGTGCTGGTGCTGGTGGTTCTTTTCTTGCTTTATTTACTGCTACATTTTTAGGTAAGATTTCAGGTCTTCCTCTTTCTTTTGGTTTGGTATGCTGTAATTGTGGAACATCTTTCGGTGCTTTATTTTTATACTTTTCTACCAATTTATAATGGTTCTTAATGGTTGCTCTGTCCTTTTTACTAAATAGTTCCAAAGGGATTGGATCACTCATATCCTCAACCAGAACCGCATTTTTTACTGGTTTTCTGGTTAATTTAAGTGCTTTCTTTTTTCCTCTTGTGCTTAAACTTCTTTCTTGACTGGTAGGATTTACCAGTTTATATTTTCCTTTTTTACCCATAGGCATAACGAAATACTCTGGTAGTATTAATTCACTATCACCAAAAATTGGTGCTACAACTTCATCTCCGCTCGTTTTCAACTTCGGCATAATATATTATATATTTACATAATATTTTATTTTCCAAAATTAGATTGTTATTTTAAAATAATTCCATAGAAAATCAGCAGTTATATATTTTAAGATCCAAATAGTAGTTTCTATCATAATCATTACCATAATATATGAATAGATAAATTATTAGGTGAGTATTTATTCTTTTTCCATTCTCCCCTTATTTTAGTTGCTCTATTTAAATAATTCTCTCTGCGTTTATTATCTTTATGTTTTGTAAAATCTTCCATAGGTGGTTTAAATCCTCCAAAATGAACCCATTTACCCTCTGGTGTTTTTACCATATACTTTTTATCTTTTCTACCTGATATTTGTATATCTACATCTTTACCCAGATAATTCCTCGCTTTTTGAAATACTTTCTCTGGATCACTATATTTTTTTATTAATTCTTTCTTTTCCTTACTTACGAAAGGTTGTAAGTTTTTCTTACCTTTTACCTTCTGCTTTTCTCTTATTTTCTTTCGTTTTTCATCATAATCTAACTCTGCTTTCGTAATTGGTGTTTTCTCATTTACTCTAATTGTAGGTCTATATGTAGGGTATTTATCATCATCTTTATCATTAATATCTTCCCATTTTTCATCAAACCATCTATCCAGTCCTTCCTCATTTTTCTTACCTTTATACTTACCACCATATTCTTTGTATGTTTTTACAATAAACCCAGATTTATAAGCACTTGGTTTATCATATACTAAATCAGCATATTTTCTTACCTGTTCGTATAGTTCTTTATCCAAAGGTTCGCTCATTATATATTATCAGGAGATAAAATTAAATCTTCTTCTTCCTGTTTATCCTCTGTAATCATTACCATTTTTTCATCAATATCATTTATTATTTCATTCATATCATCAGCACTATAAGATGGTCTTGGTTTATGATAAGCGGTTGGTAATTTTAGTTCCATTCCATCATCACTACCTTTTGGTGTTAAATCAACATATTCATTAGGTATTGTGGTTAATGTATCTACTGATAATTTCCGTTTCAATAAATTAGATGCTTCTGTTAGTTTTATATAATGACTATATTTTTTATTTAAATAATCCTTCCCATCTTCTCCTCTATTCTCTCTTCGTAATGATAATGTTTTAAACAGGTCAATTGATAAAGTGTAAAAATCTTTACTTTGTTTTAATTCTAATTCCATATTAGATTGTATCCCTAAATATAGTTCATAAGCACTAATAATTCCCATAAACATACCAATTAAGCAAGTGATCCCAGATATTATTTGTTGTTCCATTAATGGTTGTAATCCAACACTCGCAGTAGAGTTTATAGATGCTAATACTATTAATGGTAATCTAAACCACTTTCCATACCCTTTAAAATGATAATATCGTTTTCTATGATACTCACTTAAATTAACACAATTAATTCTTAACTTTTCCAGTATATCTTCAACTTCACCAGTCCATTCTCCCATACTATATATTTAAGAGAGATTATTATAATCCAAAAGGACACCCATTAGACCATACTTCCGCACTATCTATTGACTGGAATGACGCTCCTACATTTTCAAAAGCAATCGTAGGACGGAATGCTGTTGCTTGTGGGACAGGGTGATCCAACCAATTTACTTTAACTTCTGCTCTTATTGCTTCTTGGGAACTATCCACACCAATAATTTTGATGCTATAATTAAGAGGTGCTTGTAAATTAGTAGGTTGATTATTATATACCAAACTACAACTCCATTCTACTACTACTTGACTTCCACCCAAAAATCTATTTACCTGAACTGCTGGACACTGAACTCCGCTTGGTGCCCCCTCATTTACCCAACTTGGATCAGTAAAACTATTACCATAATAAGTAATTCTACTATAATTAATGTCTGGTGTTCCTGACGGCATATCTGCTAATATCATAGGACATATAAAAGTATTAGTATCTGGTAATGTAGCAACCATTCTACAACCCCAACTTTGTATGAACCCTGGATTAACACCCCAATCAAAAACCTCAAAACCAGTTTGTAATCCAATACCTCTTGTGAGATTATGTCCTCTACCATCATTAACACTTCCAACTATAAATGTATATGTAATAAAATCACCATAACCACTACCTCCTCCTGTTGTCTGTAATTGTCTGCCTCTAACACCAGTTCCATAGAACGAACCTACTGGTGTAGAATTAAGACCTGTTTTATTTGTTAGTTTTATATTACCTTCTTGATCCATCGTTGTATCTTGATTGGTATTTGTGGTTAATATAATATCGTTTGTAGGTGATATTATTTCTAATGGTTGTCCTGATGCTCCTGTAAGTGAGGAACATTCCAATATTCTACCTCCGCCAAAATCACCAATAGCACCATTAAAATTAACACTACTTCCTGTGGTTAAATTAATATCACCAGCATTAGCGGTTAATGCTAATCCACTTGTAGCAGTTATATCAATACTATCAGTAGAGGTAATCTCTCCATTTGTTCCGTTCATTTGTAAATTAAAATTACGACCTATACCAGTAGTTAAATTAAGAGTATCATTTACACTCATAGTAGTAGAATTAGGGTTTGGTTGAACTGCTATTGTATGTAATATTCGTAAATGTAATGTATCCCAACTTGCCGAATAATTTGTTCCTGTTATAGTGTTTATTCTGGAAAATGAAGTTCCATCAATAATCACCTCTTTTTCACCAGTTAATCTATCAATTCTCATTCGTAAAGCATCTGCGTCTAATTGAACTTGTTTGGTTAATCCAGTATTGTTAATTATAACTGGTGAGTTGTCCGCTCCAATAACATCTTGATATGGATTTAGCATATTATATAATATAGAAAGATATTATATTTCTAAATTATAATGATTGTTAATTAGGTCTTAATTATATATACCATAAGGTAATGAAAAGGTTTCTTATCAAAAGCACTTGTTCCTGTGCCTATATTTAATTGTAATGAGATATTATCACCATTAGCATTATCGTCATTATGATAAGGCAACCACATATTAGCACCTCCATCACCAGCAGGTTTTCCTTTTATATACTTCCAGTTGCTAATTCCTTGTGTTGAATTAAAAGCAATAGTAGTATTTGCTGGGTTTTGAGGTGGTGGTATATTAGTTGGTGGAAATGGTGTTATATTTGCTTCTGTAATAAAATCACTATTAGAACCTCCACTTAATCCTATTGATTGAGTAGCACCCATAATAAATCTATTCGTCATATCTGGTAGATTAAAACGATTACCTCCTGGGTTGCCGTAGGTAGTTCCTATTGCCGAAAATAAATCTGGATAATCTACTTCTAATACTGGTGATCCATCACATACTAAATACCCACTTGGTATAGTTCCGCCACCACAAAAGGTAATCATAGAACCAGCAGGAACACCTCCTACCGAACCAGAAAAAGCGGTTGTTTGTATGGTATTATCACTAAACTTTACAGAATTAACTTCTGCTTGATTTACATTTAAAATATCATTATCATTCATATCTTCGTCGCCTTGTGCTAATAATTTTAAGTATCTACCATCTCCATTTTGCGTTGTTATATTTACTCCTGTAAAATACTTACCATTAAATATGGGGGTTTCTTCGGTTGGGGGAGCGTAGTTCGCCATCTATATATAATATGATAAGATAAAAATTATTATATTAATAAAAATTAAGCATACATTCCTTAACAATCTTCTAAATTGTTTGTATGAACTTTATAGTAGCATTTCCATTAGCAGTTGTATTTCCTTCTAATCTAATTACCAAAGTTCCTGTATTATTACCTGGTGGTGATCCAGTCGGCGGACAAGCATTAACATCTTCCGTAAATGTATCTGGAACAAAAACAGCACTATTCCAATTTGTTCCCTGTATAGCATTATTAGATAAGTTCATAGCATATCCAGATGTAGATACATCGTATAGTTGTTGAAAACCAGCACAATAAGTAAGCATAGTAGATGATGTTGCTTGGTATGGAAATGTTATTCCAATACCAGTAGCATAAATAAATGATCCATTATTTACTACTGGTGATGGTATTGTAAATGGTGGAGTAGAACCAAGTTGAGTAAATACTACTGGTTGTTGGTTTGCTATTGGTGTTGATAAGAACCATTCATAAGCACTATATAATAAAGAACCAGCAGTAATAGGTAATCCAGATGTAAATGTATATGATGTTAGATTGGTATTTGCGTCGTAATT